AGGGTCGACCGCGAGGGGGGCGGGGGAACACGTTGTAGACGACGGCGCGAGGGGGGGCGGTCTCGTCGACGAGCTCGACCGCGGGCACGAGAGGGGGTGAGCTCGCACGCCGACGGGTGCGGTTGCCGCGCCTCGAGTTACAGCCGTAGTGTGCGAGGCGTAGCTCGTCGACGGGCGGGAGCTCGGCACCGCCAGCGTGCAGCGGCGTCAGGTGGTCGACGCTCGGCGACAACCTCGAGCGGGCGGGCGCGTCGAAGTCGACGGGCTCGCCGCATATCTCGCAGCGATCATCGGCGCGCGAGCGGAGCAGCGGCATCACGGCGCGCGTGTGCTTCGTCCAAGCGTTCGAGCGGCCGGTCCCGGTTGACTTACTCATCCGAGCTCGAGCTCGAGCTGTAGCTCGCCGAGCTGCAGCGTCGGCCCAGGTCGAGCGACGACGAGCGCGTGCGAGTAGTCGACGGCGACGAGGATCGAGGCGAGCTCGCCGGCGACGATCCTCGGGCGCCAGCGCGAGAGCCAGCGATCGAAGCCGGCTCGGCCCTCGAGCTCGAAGCGGTCGAGGACGATCGCGCCAGACGGGAGCGGATACTCGAGCTCGACCATCGCCCGAAATGGTAGGGCAGGCGCCGGCGCCAGCCGGCGACATTCAAGACTTCGAGCGCGGAGCACAGAGCTCGCGCTACCGCGCGACCCCGCGCGGCCCTGAGCTCCGAAGCTAGAGCACGTCTCGCGCTCTCCCATAACAGGAGCTTATAGTTTTCGCCGCGGTATCAGCGGCGGTTATACACGGCGAGGGGGTGTCAGCCGTTACACGTCAGCCCGTTCCGAGCTCGCGCTCGGAGGTCGACCGATCCGGCCAGCCGCGCGCCTCGCGGCCCGGTAGGAGCTCGCGCGAGGCGGGCGGTTAGCGCGCGGGGTACGGTCGAGGTTCGCTACTGGCGCCGACCCTATGCCTCGTCGCTATGAGGGTCGAGGCCCGCGGCCTCGAGCATCGGCCGGAAGCCGCCGGCGAGCTCGATCGAGCGAGCGACATAGGGCTCGAGCCAGACGGCCTCGTCGTGCCAGACGAGCTCGAGCGCCGAGAGCGGGACGGGCTCGCGGTCTGGCCGGCGTAGCCGGCGCGCGCGGTCCTCGTCGACGAGCTCGAGCCGGAAGGCCGGCCGGTGATTGTCGAGCTCGGGCTCGTCAACCTGACGCCGGCGCGGCATCGCCTAGACGCGCCGCCCGTTATGCCTCGCGGCGAGACCGTGGTAGAGCGGCCCGGTCGTCCGGAGCCGGCCTCGAACGGGCTCGGAAGTGATCGGCGCCCGGTAGCTCGAGCGCCGTGAGCTCGGCCGCTCGGCCATTTCCTCGCAGACTTCGCAGGCCTCGCCGACCGGGAGCTCGACGAGCTCGAGCCGGTCGACGAGCAGGAGCACGGGCACGCGCCGGCCGCAGAGCGTCCACTCGTCGCCCTCGGCGAGCCAGCACGTCCGGAGCCCGCCGCCGGCGCGCTCGACGCGGATCGCCCTCATAGCGCGTACCGCTCGAGCTCGAGCGCCGCCAGGAGCTCGCACCGATCGCGCTCGACGTCGCGCTCGAGCTCGGCGTAGAAGTCGTCGACGGCGCGGCCGGCGCGCTCGAGCTCGCGCTCGATCGCCTCGAGCGTCGCGACGAGCTCGTCCTCGAGCAGCACGCCACGGACGAGCGAAAGCCGCTTCGCGCCCGTCCTCATAGGAGCCCGTCTCGCACGGCCTTCGCCGCGGCCGCGGCCGAGCTCCGAACCTGCAGGCGATCGCGCGCGGCCGCGAGCACGTTTTTGACGGTCGAGTCGGCGACGCCGAGCCGGCGCGCCGTCTGAGCGGAGGTCTCGCCTCGAGCGACGCCGGCGAGCGTGTCGCGCATACGAGGCGTCAGAGCTCGATCGCCGTCGGCGTAGCCGGCTTTCATGCGCCCGCCCGGATGAACGTCGCGCCACCGCGGCCGCGGGAGCGCCGCATAACCTCGCCGCCGTTCGCGTTCGAGCTCCCGCTCGTATTGCCCTCGATCGCGTCGAAGGTCGACGAGCCGGCCGTCCACCGCTCGAACAGTCCTACGTGATCGTGCTCGCCGTCGCCGTCGAAGTCATAGGCGACGAGGTCGCCCGGTTGCGGGTCGTCGGTCGTCGCGAGCCCGTAGAGGCGAGCTCGAGCGTCGGCGACGAGATAGGGCACGTAGGCGTACCGCTTGCCTCGAGCGTGCGAGTCGACGTCGCCGGCGAGCACGTAGGCCCAGGTCGTGAACATCGCGCACCACGGTTGCCCGTCCATGCCGTACCACGCGCCGTACTTCGTCTGGTTGCCGGCGCCCTCGATGTAGCCGAGCTCGCCGACGGCCAGGTCGAGCGCGATCGTCCGGAGCGCGAGCCCGCCGGCGCCAGGCTCGGAGCCGCCGAACAGAGCCCAGGCCTCGTTTATCAGCGAGACCGCGCTCGCGTCCATCGCCATTTCGCCGGCGTGCGGCTTGCCCTCGGGCACGCGGATCGAGCGAAGCGTGTTGAACGTTTTCTCGCCGATCCAGCCCGTCGACTCGAGCCCCTGCTGTCGCTGGACGCCGGCGACGCCGGTCTCGCCGACGTTGCCGCTCGAGCCGTGCGCGAAGCCGTTCGAGTAGGCCTCGTCGAAGGGTTGCCACGGCCAGCGGCCGGCGCGCGAGACGGTGCGCTTATAGGCCTCGACGTCCGGCCCGTTCGAGCTCGGCGTCTTGCCGTGCAGCTCGGCGTCGGGCGGGTAGAGCGGCCGCGGGAAGCCAGCGACCGGAACCATCGGCCCGCCGGCGTAGCCCTCGTCCCACCAGCTCATAGACAACCCCAGCCGCCGTTATGGACGCGGCGCCCGTAGTCAGCGACTCGAATCTGGACGAGCCGCGGCGCGTCGCCGGCGTCGGGGTAGCGGCGATCGAGGCCGAGCTCGCCGGCCCACCAATCCCAGGTCCTCGAGTAGATGCCGAGCCCGCCCTGATAGGTCGAGCCGAGCCCGCGCCAGCTCGAGCCGGTCTCACACTTCGCGACGCCGTCCCAGAAGGCGATCGTCGACGCGGAGAGGCCGAGCTCGACGGCGGTCACGCGCGGCCGGCCGATCGCCGTCGCGGCGAAGTAGAGCGCGAGCCCGACGATCGCCCAGAACAGGGCGCCGGCCAGGAGCACGGCGACGCAGACGCGCCAGGACGTGAACAGGCCCGGACGCTCGGCCGGCGGCGAGAGGTATCGCGGCCCGCCGTTACTGGCGGTCAAACCTGCCCCCAGGAGGCCGCAGGAGCTCGCCTAACGAGCGGCGAGCCTACTGCGCGGTTACTAGCCCTGCTATCTTTATAAGGCTTTTGTGTCGCTGCTAGTGAGCAGCGCGACGGTAGCCTTACAAACGGGAGGATCGGTACGACCATGACGCAGGAGACTAGAACTAAGGCCGGACGTTCGCAAGTCAGGACCGCGCGCGCGATTGGCTACGTGCGGGTTTCGAGGGTCGGCGGTCGCGCCGGCGAGAGCTTCATTTCGCCGGCCGTCCAGCGCGAGACGATCGCGGCGAAGGCCTCGAGCGCCGGCCTCGAGCTCGTCGAGCTCGTCGAGGATTTCGACGAGAGCGGCGGGAAATGGGAGCGGCCCGGATTTCAGCGCGCCCTCGGGATGATCGAGCGCGGCGAGGCCTCCGTCCTCGTCGTCGCCAAGCTAGACCGCTTCGCGCGGAGCGTGCTCGACACACACCGCGCGCTCGAGCTCGTCGAGCAGGCCGGCGGGCGCCTGATCGCCTGCGACGTCGCGATCGAGGACAAGATCGTGCGGAGCGTCTACTCGGCCGTCGCCGAAGTCGAGCGCGACCGGATCACGGCCGGATGGAACACCGCGCAGGCGCGCGCGGTCGACCGCGGCGTCAAAATCTCGCGCACGGCCAATCTTGGCTACCGCTTCGACGACGATCATCGGCTCGAGCCCGACGGCGACGCCGGCCTCGTCCTCGAGCTGTTCGAGGCGCGCGCCGGCGGCGCCTCATGGTCGGAGCTCGAGGCGATCGTCGAGGCGAGCGGCGCCGCGGTCACAAAGTCAGCCCTACGGCGCCTGCTGTCGAATCGCGTCTATCTCGGCGAGGTCAGCTTCGGCGAGCACGTCAACCCCTCGGCGCATCCGGCGATCGTGCCGCTCGAGCTGTTCGAGCGGGTACAGGACAGAGCTCTAGGTTTTGCCGCCGGCCGAGCGCGGTACGATCGCGCCGTGAAAAGCCTGCTGGCAGGGATCGCGCGGTGCGGATCGTGCGGCGCCCGGATGATGAAAGGCGGTCAGGGTCAGCGGAAGGTCGGCGTCTATTCGTGCCGCAATCGCGACTGTACGGCGCGCTCGTCGATCACGTCGGCGCGGCTCGACGCCTATGTCGAGGCGCGGATTCTGGAATGGGCAGGCGCGACGGCCGACGAGCTCGTCGAGCTCGAGCTCCCGTCGGCCTCGAATCGCGCGGAGCTCGAGCTCGCGCTCGCCGACGCCGAGCTCGGCCTCGAGGTCTATGTCACGTCGCCCGACGGATTCGGCCTCGAGCCCGCGCTATTCGCTCGAGGCGTCGAGGCCCGCCAGGAGGCGATCGCGAAGCTACGCGCCGAGCTCGACGCGCTCGGCGAGGCCGACGAGGCCTCGATCGTCCGGACGACGCTTCGCGAGGTCTGGCCGGAGCTCGAGACCGCGGAGCGGCGGCGCCTACTCGACGTCGTCGTCGACCGGATCGAGGTCGACCGCGGGAGCGGGCACGCCGGCCGAGCTCGGAGCCGCCAGCCGCTCGAGCAGCGCGTCCGGATCATTCTTCGCGACGGCTCGACGCTGTAGAACCCGCAGGAGCTCGTCGGCGATCGCGCGGTGCAGCTCGCCGTCGTCGGTCATTGCCGGCGAGCTCGCCGTCGAGGCCGCGGCCGCGGCGGGTCGTTCGGCGCCGGCCAGGTTGCGCGCTCGAGCACGACGAGCCGCGCCCTCGCCGCGATCCATCGCACGTAGGCGTCCTGCGCGACGGCTCGAGCGAGCTCGAGCTCCGTCGCCGGCCTGTCTCCCAACTTTTCCCCCTCGCCATCGGGTGCCGCAGGCGCGGGGATTATGAGAGATTGATGAGTCAAACGTCTACCCCCGTTTACAGAACGTTTACGATCGCCCTCGAGCTCGGACGCCGCGCTCGAGCTCGTCGATCCGTGCCTCGAGCATCCCGATCCGAGCGGCGAGCCCGTAGACGACGAGCGCGGCGAGCACCGAGAATCCGCTCGCGAGCGCGGCGAGGATGAGAGCCGCGAGACTCACGCGGGTAGCGCCTCGACGTCGGGCGGGTCGGCGATCGGCGCCTCTAGCTCCGGTTGCTTCGCGAGCCAGAGCTCGTAGGCCGCGGGCTCGAGTAGCTGAGCGCCCGCCGGCGCGACGTAGACGGGAACGATCGAGAGCTTACGGTCGGTCGCGTAGGCCGAGCCGGAACCGTTGTTGTGATACGCGGCTTGGACGTTGCCCGACGTCCGGTAGAGCTGCATCCGTTTGGTGCGCTCGCCGGCGGCGGTAAACGGCGTCCAGCCGCCGTAGGCGTGTCCGGATTGAAGGACGAGCGAGTCGCCGTCGACCATCCCGACGCCGCCTTGCGTCGCCGTCATAAACATCGCTTGCCCGTTCGCGCCGGCGCCGCCGTCCACCTTCGCCGAGACTCGAATGTCATAGATGCCGGTCAGCGGGACGGGGAGGCTCGGCGTCGACGCCGCCCAGGCGTTATTTACTGCCACGGCCGCGGCGTCGACGGCGAGAGCAGGAGGCCCGCCGACAAACCACCAGTTGAGGCCTCCCCACATGAGATCCCAGCTCACGCCGCCGTTTGCGTCGGCGACGAAAACGACTCTCTGGCCGAGATACGGCGTAGCCGGGAGCGCGTAGATGTTGGTCGGCGCGAGCGTCGCCTCGACGCGCTCGGCGAGCGCCTGCATATCGTTTGCGCCCTCGGCGACTTGGTCGGTCGGGAGCGGGTAGGGGAGCGCGAGTTTCGGCGTCGAGCTAGGCATGTTCCACCTCGGGCGGGATCGCGGGGAGCTCGGTCGGCCGAGCGGAGTAGTCGAAAACGGCGAAGTAGAAGCCGCCGTCGGCGTAGGCCGACGGCGTCGTTATGTAAACGATGAACGACGTCCCGGTTTCGACTTGCGCGCATCCGACGAGAGACGACGCGACGAGCGAGACCATCGGGACCATCGGATAGATCGTGACGGGCAGAGTCACGCGATAGTTGCCGGTTCCGATTCTGGCAACCGTGAAGCCGGCGTCCCCCGTTGTGCCGTCGCCGCGGACCTGCCCGACGACGCGGGCGGTGCCGGGCACGTCGACGCTTTTTATCGCCGCCCAGACCATCGCGCCGCCGGCGCCTTTGAGCCATTGCCCGTCGACGGGCGCCGGGACGGGCGCCGCCGGGAGAACGGCGTCGAGGCGCGTCGCGAGCGCCTCGAAGTCGGCCGGGACGGCGGCGGGGTCGGTATCGACGGGGTACGGGAGGCCGTGAATCGGTGTCTGAGGCATCGGGACTCCTTACGGGTAGAAGTCGTCGGGCGAATCCGCTTCGCGCCACTCGAGCGGCGGGACGGCCTCCCAGACGGTCGGCGGGACGTCGGCCCAGGTGATCGCGAGGCCTGAGCTCATCGGGTCGGAGAGCGCGAGCTCCATCGTCCAGAGCGGCCCGTCGATTTGGTGCGTCCAGCCTTCGACGACCGGCGTCCAGGTGCTCGTCGGCGAGCTCGCCGGGAGCTCGGTGACGCGCACTCGATCGCCGACGGCGAGCCCCGGGATCGGCTCGAGGTAGGCGAGCGCGCGCATCGACCACCGCGGGTAGGCGGCGCGTGTGAGCGCCAGCCGCGCTCGCGTGTCGGCGTCGGCCGCGGCCGCGATCCGGGTCGTGTCGAGCTCGCCGCGGCGCCGACCGAATAGGTTCATGCTCGCGACGTCAGAACGGACGAGCACGACCGTCGAGTCGTCGGGCCCGTATTGAACGCCGACCATGTTGACGACGTCGAGCGGTTGCAGCCAGGACGGCGCGAAGGCGACGAGCGCCGGGTCGAGCTCGAGGACGAACGGCGCCAGGAGCTCGGCGTAGTCGCCGGCGCCGGCGAGCTCGGCATAGTCGGCGTAACGGGAGGCGATCGAGGCGTAGCTCGAGGCGCGCGCCGAGCGCGAGCCGAGCGCCTGCGCGACGAGCCGGCCGTCCTGGTCGTCGACGAGCGCGGCGCCGACGGAGCTCGCGAGCGAGCTTAGGTAGGTCGCGACGAGAACCGTCCCGGTGTCGAGGTTGACGGGAGGCTCGAGAATCGGGTCGAAGTCGGGATCGGCGTCGACGACGTACTCGCCGCCGGCCGCGCTCGCCTCGAACATTCGCGCCGCGCGCGCCGACCATGTCTCGGCTGTCCAGGCGGTGACGTCGAGCTCGACGCGCGACGCGGCCGCGAGCCGGCCGGCGGCGGTCAGCGCGAGGACGTCGACGTCGAGCTCGGCGTCGGAGACGTCGCCCAGGAACACGCCGAAGGTGCGGCCCGTCGTCGAGTCGATCCCGGTGATTCGGAGCTCGCCGCCGGCGCGGAAGTCGCGGGTAAAGGCGCGGTCGACGCCGCGGAGCGTCACGGTCGCGCTCGAGGGTGTCGGCTCGCCGGCGGCGTCGTCGCGGCCGACTCGAACGGTGACGGAGGCTAGGAGCTCGTCGAGCGGGAGCTCGACGCCGTCGAGCTCGACGGCGGCGACCCACTTCGTCGGGAGCTCGGCCCGCGGCTCGACGAGCGCCAGCGTGGTCAAGCGGTGCGGCCCATCCGGCGATCGGAGGCCTCGAGCACGCGGCGGATCGTGCGGGCGGTGCCTTCCGGGTCGATCGCGCCGTAGACGTTGATCGTGACGCCGCCGGCGTAGGCCGCGGGCGCCGATCGGCCGTAGCCGGCAGGCGCCGGGGCGGCGAGGTTTATGCCGGGAATCGAGGGTAGATGGATGCTCGGAACGTGGATACGGCCGAGCGCGCTAATCAGCGACTCGACGGCGCCGATAACGGAGCGGATCGCGCCCTCGACGGCGTCGATCGCGCCGAGCATGACGGCGCCAGCGGCCTTCGCGGCGCCCGCCACCTTGTCCCAATTGTCGGCGATCGCGGTGATTGCGACGGCGAGCGGCCCGAAGGCGAAGGACGCTACCTGCCAGTGAGCGACGATCCAGTCGAAAGCCGCGCTCGCGACGTCCCAGAGCTGTCGAAAGCCGGTCGCGAGGTAGTTCGCCGCATCGGTGACGGCGCGCAAGGCGCCCTGCACGACCGTCCGAAACGTGTCGGATTTCTTGTAGGCGATGATGATGCCGGCGACGAGCGCGGCGATCGCGAGGGTTATCAGGCCGACCGGGTTCGCGTCGAGCGCCGTATTCAGGAGCCATTGCGCCGCCGTCCAGGCGATCGTCGCCACCTTTACCGAAATGTTGATTGCCTCGTAGATTTTGAGGACGGCGTTCGCGGCGACGATGCCGGCCGAGAGCACGCCGACGACGGCGGCGAGCGCGGCGATCACCTTCGCGTTGTCTTGCGCGAATACCGCCATCCGTGTGAGGATCGGGAGCAGCGCCTCGAGGATCGGGAGCAGGGTGTAACCCAGCGCCTCGTTTAGCTGATCGGTCGCGGCGTGGAATCGCGCCATTTTTCCCGCGGCGGTGTCGGAGGCGTTCGCCATTGCGCCGCCGGTCGTGTCGGCGAGCTCGGCGAGGATGACGTCGAAGTCCTTCGACTTACGCGCGGCCTCGGAGAGCCCCGGAACGAGCTTCGCGAGCGACGCCGTCTGGCCTTCGTGCGCCTTCGCCATTGCGTTCGCGACCGATTCGACGCTCTTGCCGGTCGCGGCCGAGACGTCGAGCGCGACATTCATAAGGTTTTGCGCGTCGGCGGTGTCGCCGGTCGCTCGAGCGAGCGTCGCGAAGGCCGGCGAGAGCTGCGTGTCGGCGACGCCGGTCGCGAGCTCGGTCGCGTCGATGTAGTCCTGCACGGCCGAGACCTGAGCGTCGGTCGCGCTCGTCGTGTTTTTCAGCGACGTAACTAGGTGCTCATGGACGGCCTGATCGTCCATCGCCGCCTTCGTCCACTTGACAGAGGCCGCGGTCAGCGCCGCGAGCGCGATCGTCGCCGGAACGAAAGCCGCTTTTAGACCGGCTTTCATGCGATCGCCGGTCGAGGCGGTCGAGTCGAGCGCCTTATCGACGTTCGCGAGGCTCGAGACCGCCTTCGCGGTCTCGGCGCCGACGGTAATCAGAATGTTTCCGGGTCCGGCCATTTAGTCGAGATGATGTTTCGCGATGATCGTCGCGATAGCCTTTTCGTAGGGTTTTTGCGCGTCCGAGTTTTTGAACGCTTTTACGGTCGGCGCGATCCAGTAGCCGGCGCTCGGCGCGACGGCGAAGTGATTCGGCTCGCCGGCCGGCCCATGCTCGGAGCCCCAGAGCAGCTTCGCGGCGATCGCGCCGTAGCGGCCGACGGGCATCGTGCCGCCGATCGAGACGCCGGCCTTCGCGCTGTCGAAGGGACGGATCGAGCGCGCGACGAGCGGCGCGACCGGGACGCCGCAGGAGCTCGCCGCGGCGACGAGCTGCGAGGCGAGCTCGCGCGAGGCCTCGGCGCCGGCGGTGCGGAGCTCGCCGGCGACGGTCTCGGCGAGGTCGGCCTCGACGCCCTGCAGCGCGGCGCGGGTCTCGTCGAGGCCTTGGTACTCGATCGCCCAGGAGCTCATCGCCGGCGAGCTCCGTTTCCGAGCACGTCGACGAGCGTCGCGAGGTCGAAGTCGTCGAGCTCGAGCACGTCGCGCGGCGAGCAGCGGAGAACGACGGCGAGCTCGAGGATCATGCGCCGGACGCTTCCCGCAGGGTAGGAGGGACGAGAACGACGTCGCCCTCGACCGGATTCGCCTCGACGTCGAGCACGGTCGCGCGCCAGGCCTCGAAGCCCTCGAGCGTGCCCGTCAGGACGTAGCAGGCGATCACCAGCACGGCGAGGACGGGGAGCCCGTCGATCGGGAGGCCGTGCCGGCTCGCGTAGAGCTCCCACTCGGCGCGCGCCGCGGTGCCGGCGGCGAAGGCCTCCGTCCGGCCGTCGCGGTACTCGACGGTGCCCGTTATCCGGATCATCGGACTAGGCCTCGGCCTTCGAGGCGCGCCTCGAGCTGAGCGGAGCGGCGACGCGGGTCGGCTTGCCAGAGACGGCGAACGAAAAGTCGGCCGTGATCTGCACGCCGGCGTCGCCGCCAATCGGGATCGAGGTAACGAGGCAGGAGCCCGAATAGACGACGCCGACGTCGGTCGACGGCGTCCACTCGAAAGGCACTTCCTCGCCGGAATGGTCGAAGCAGTAGTTGACAAAGCCGGCGTCGAGCTCGAAGTCTTGAATCGCGGAGCCCTCGAGCGCCCAGGTCTCTTTCTGCTCGGGGAGCGGCGTCGGATCGGCGAGCGTCGGCGTGCCGTCGGTCGAGTCGACCGTCGGCGTCAGGACGACGTTTGTCGCCTGCTGGCCGTACTCGACGCCGCCGAGCGTCAGGGTTCCGGGTCCGAGCCGGGAATCGGCAAAAACGGTGCTCATGGCTTTTAGGCCTCCTCGGTTACGGTGACGGTTGCTAGGAGCTCGATCGCCGGCAGAGGCTCGGCGTTGACGTTGCCTCGCCAGGACGTCGCGCGGTACGTGTTGGTTCGCACGGCGAGCGCGACGTCGTCGGCGAGCGCGTAGAGCCGCGCGACCGGGAGCTCGGCGTTCAGCGCGTCGCCAGAGACGACGACGACGGGCACGTCGAACGTGCGCGAGCTGAGGCCTCGAGCCGTCAGGGACGGGAGCCCGACGAGCACGCCGATCGGTTGCGGGTAGAAGGCGCCGGCGTCGGAGCTCGCCTCGATGCCGTACTCGGCCAGGAGCTCGACGAGCCGAGCTCGAGCTCGGAGCGCCGGCGGCGAGGCCTCGGCCGCGGGTTCGACGTCGGCGAGCTCGAGCTCGTTCATATCGCGACCGGGCGCCGCCAGCCGACGAGCCGCATAACCTCGGCGCGGCGGGCGCCGAGCGCGTCATAGACGGCGGTCTCGTCGCCGTAGCCGGCGAAGCCGCTCGGAGCGTTGCGCGTTTGGTAGATGAGGCCGGCCCACATAACCGCGCCGGCGTGCACGTCGTCAGGCGCGACGACGTCCTCGTCGACGAGCCGTAGGTCGGAACGCCGCCGCTCGACCGCGGCGCGCGCGGCCGCGGTCGAGAGCTCGAGGTTATCGTCGGTCGATGGATCGCCGGGAAGGTCCAGGTACTTCGCGACGTCGTCGACCGTGAGCCAATCGGCGGGCATCGGGCTAGCTCGAGCGCCTCGTCGAGAGCGCGGCGAGCGCCGGCGTGATCGCTGCGAACTTGAGCAGCTCGGCCGGGTAGTCGGTGTCGAACAGGCCCTCGCCGACGACGGCCAGCTCGACGTTTAGGGCGCCGATCGCGTTCGCCGTCAGCCGGACCGGCTCGGTGACGCGCGCGTCGACGGCGCGACGGGTCGCGAGGATCGTCTCGCCGGCCGGGAGCGTGCCGATCACCTTCGCCGAGATGCCGGCGAAAGACGTCGTCAGGTCGCCGCCGGACGCCGACGCGCCGCCGCTCGCGAGCGGGACAGAGAGCGCGCCGGCGTCGGCGAAGGTTCCCCAGACGTCCGGCGCCATGAGGATGACGTCAGGAGCGCGCCCGCCCTCGGCGCCGCCGGTCGCGACGAAATACTCGCCGATCGCCGCGCCGAGCGTCGTCGCGGCGCCCGGTGCCGCGGTCGAGAGCTCGCCGTAAATCTTCGCCTCGACGGCGAGGTAGAAGTCCTGCACGGCCTCGCCGTAGATCTCGTCGATGACGCTCGGATCGCTCCGCTCGACGACAACCCAGGGGATCGCGCCGGCCCAATCCCACCGCTGCACGGTCGCAACCTGCGAGCCGATGACCACCTTCGAGGTCGTCGCGTCGTCGTCGACGGTCGCGGCCCAGGCGCCCTTCGGGCGCGTCGTCCAGGCCGGCTTGTTGACGTTCAGCCCGACGCCGGGAAGCGACCGCGAGCGGAACGTCTCGTAGAGCGGCCGCGCGACCACCTTGCCGCCGATCACTTCGCGCTCGTACTGAGGCGGGAGCAGGCCGGAAACGTCGGTCGAGATTGACTCGGTGAGCGCGGCCTCGAGCAGACGGAAGGCCTCACGCTCGCCGCGCTGCGCGCGGATCGAGAGGTTGACAAAGTCGCCGGCGGTGAGCTCGCGCGCCGGCGCGCCGCGCTCGGCGAGGATGACGGGCGCCGTGTGTGTTGCCTCCATCGGGATTTCCTCCTGTTCGGGGTGGACGCCGGCGGGGTCGTCGTCGTCGTCGTCGGGCGGGTCGTCGGGGTCGTCGGGGTCGTCGGGATCGTCGTCGGGCTCGGCCGGCGGATCGTCCTCGGCGGCGACGCGGGTAACGCCGGCGCCGGTGAAGGCGCCGAGCGTCAGGAGCGAAACCTCGACGACGCTCGCGCCGCCGAGCACGTCGATCGTGCCGTCCGGGCTCGTCGCGAGCGCCTTCTCGTCGAGCTCGGCGCCGATCGAGAACGAGCCGCGCGAGCCGGAAGCGGCCTGCGTCAGCGCCTCGTCGCCGGCCGGCGTTTCGTCCATTTTGAACACGGCGAAGGCGCCGGCGGGCTCGTCGCGGAGCTCGGCCAGGACGCCGACCGGCTGAGAGCGGTCGTGATCGAGTAGCAGCGGCGTCCGGTTGCGCGCGAGCGCGATCGAGCCGCGCGCGAAGCGGTAGGTCCGGCCCTGTATCCGGCCGGTCTCGCCGTAGGGGACGATCACGCCCTCGACGGTGCGGTGCATAAGGTCGGCGGCGAGGACGTCCATTTCGAAGCGGAGCATCGGATCACACCTTTCCGGGTGAGAGGTCAGGAGCCGAAGCGATCGCACTCGGGATTCCGAGATAGCCGCGCGCTTCCTCGAGCGAGATAAGGCCGGCCTGATAGAGCCCGATCGCGTAGTCAGCCGCGGCCGACGGGTCGGAGCGTAGGAACGTCTGCACGTCGAAGGCCGCGGCCTGCCCGCGCGGCATCGCCGAATCGCTGAGCGTGTCCTCGACGCATCGCAGGTAGGGCGCGACCGCGCTCGAGACGAGGATCGCGAGCTGCTGCGAGAGGTTCGAGTAGAGCAGCGCCGTCGCGCCGCCGGTCGGGCTCGCGCCGATCATCGCGACCGGGATCGAGAACAGGCGCGCGACGTCGGTCGCGACGTTCGCGCGCGCCTCGACGAGCTGTAGGTCGGCCGGCAGGAGGCCTTCGCGCGAGTAGCTAACGCCCTGCAGGAAGGCGACGCCGTTTTCGCGGCGCGACGCTTGGAAGCCGGCGACGAGTACCTTCGCCTCGTCCTCGCCGAGCTCGGTCCCTTCGTTTTTCAGGACGCCGGCCGGGAGCTCGACGGAGGCGAGCCGGCGAGCGGCGTCCTCGAGCTCGATCGCGCCGGCGAGCGTGCGCCCGCCGATCGCGAGGATGCCGGGAAGCGGCGAGTCGAATCGGACGAGCTCGTCGACGCCGAGCTGCGTGCCGACGCCGGCGACTTCGTAGCCGGTCAGCGTCGCCCAGGAGCCGCCGGTCGACCGCTCGAGCGGCGTAACGTCGACAAACGGCGTCCAGCGAGCTCGAGTCGGGAAGCCCTCGGCGTCGCGATCGAGCACGCGCCAGTAGGCGCGGCCGTAGAAAAGCAGGTCGTCGACGGTGCCGCCGAGCGTCGCCGGCCAGGTCGTCGACGGGTCGGGGCGCGTCAGGAGCCAGCCAGGGTCGAGCCGCTCGTCGCCGCGGTAGCGGAAGATGCCCATTTGCACGGCGGTCCCGACGACGAGGTTTCGGCAGGAGGCGACGCTCGGGATCGAGAGCGCCGACTCGCGCGAGACGCCCTCGGCGATCCATGCGAGCTCGGCGACTTCGAGCGCCCTCGAGCCAGGGATCGCCGGGATGGTTGCGCGCCGACGGACGGGCACCGCCGGCGCCTCGGCCTCACGGCCGAAGCTGAGAGCGAGTTTCACGTCAACCCCATCCGAAGAAGAAGCCGAGCGCCACAAAAACGAGGATCGCGGCGAGCAGGAGCTCGGAGAGCGAGACGGTGACGCGCACGTCCTCGAGGATGCCGACGCTCGAGCTCGGGCGCCCTAGTGCGAAAGCACTAGCGCCGGCCGGCGTCCGGGGTAGTCGGGCGCCGGCCGGCGCCCTCGAAACCTAGCCCGAAACGATGAGAGCTCGCCGGCGTCGATCGGGTCGGAGCTCGTAACCGATCGCCCAGACGGCGGCGCGCGCGAGGTAGATCGGCCCAGGCGATCGCCGCGCCGACAACGTCGTCCCGACGTCGGGCACCGTTACCGGCGTCGCGGTGAGCATTTGCCGGGTCAGCTCGTCGCCGGCGTCGTGTCGGAGCCGGCCGTCGACGATCGCGCCGAGCGTCGGCCCGTAGCCGGCGCGCTGCTCGGCCGTGCCGACCTTGACGAGCTCGAGCCCGCGGAGCTTCGCGACGTGCTCGGCGAAGGACGGCGGATAGAGCAGGGTGAGGCCGCGCCGGCGCGCGACGATCGCCTCGAGCTCCGTCCAGAGCGCGCGCCTCGAGGGGAAGTGTCGGCCGGTCAGGAGCACGTCGCCGGCGGCGTCGAGCACGGCGAGCGCGTAGCCGCACGCGCCCGGTGCGCCGTCCTGGTCATTGATTGCGAGCGTGCCGGCGGGCGCGGCCGGGAGCTCGAGCGCCGGGTCGGCGATCGCGGCCCACTGAGACGGCGCGACCCAGGAGCGCGCCGCGAGGACCCACTGATTGAGGTACTGGCGGCGCCAATCCGACTCGGAGCTCGTCGTCGCGTGCGCGTGCTGCAGCGCCTCGAGCCGTTGCGGCGTCCAGTGTGGTGACGCTTGCCGCCAGGCCTCGAGGTCGTCGGGGTAGGCCTCGGGCGGCGCCGACCACTCGAGCAGGAGAATCCGCGCCGAATCAGGGTCGGCGAGCTGCGCGATCGCGGCGTCGCGGTCCTCGAGCAGTAGCGTCGAGCCGCCGTCGCCGGCCGTCGAGACGAGGACGAGCTGAGGCGATCGCCGCTCGAGCATCGTCGGCGCGATCGAGCCGTCGACGACGTCGCGCGAGACGCGCCAGGCCTCGTCGACGAATCCGAGCGACACACTCGAGCCGACGCCGCCGTCGAGCGTCGAGGCGGCGAGCCGCCAGGCCGAGCCGTCGACGAGCTCGATCGCCTCCTGCCCGTTCGAGCGGCGGATCACGGCGCCGACCGATTCCTCGAGCGAGCGCGCGCCCTCCTTCCAAATCCGCTGAGCGGTCGAGCGGAGGTTCGCGACGTGCAAAACCTCTTGCGGCTCGCCGAACAGGTCGGCCGCGCCGACGCGCCAGCCGCAGAGACCGCGCGCAAGGACGCTCTTACCGGATTGCCTCGAGACGGTGAGGATGACGCGCCGCCAGCGAAGCGAGCCGTCGGCGCGGTGCTCGAGAATCCGCTCGAGCGCGTAGCGTTGCCACGGCCGCAGTTCCTCGCGCATATAGGCGCGAATCCAGCCCGCGGCCTCGGCGCCATACGAGCCGACGACGTCGCTCGGCCGGCCGGTTTCCAGGCGAGGCGCGACGAGCTCGACCGTTTCCGACTCCGTCCGGCCGTTGCTTGGGGAGATAACAATGCCTGAC